TTATCACCATAGCGACTACCATACTTCAGGATGTTTGCCTGACAGAAATGTGCGGCAAGGTCTTTTGCTGCCATCAGGTCAATCGTTTGCGTGTCTCTATATGCCTGATTGTGACCGCAATAATGACTACCATAGGTGCTAGTCACATAGTCCTGAATATCTTTTAGGATTTTATCCTCATTATATTTCCAAAGATGATTTGGGGATTCAGTCATGGTAATTTTGTCAATTGAATAAGTAGCGGGAACCTTATCAAGGTTAAGTGTTCCACCCCCGCCTTCGCTAAGGGTGAATTCATAATGTGAATAAAGATGTTCGTCCATAATAAAGGAGAAGGTGATAAATTTACCTTCCCCAATTATATCAGAAAAAAATTTATTCGTCAACTTGTTCGGTGGGCATTTCAAAATCAGCATCCACCTTGTCGTACAGTTCCAGGAAGGACTGTTTGGTTTCGTCATCAAAACGATTTACACACATCTGAATTGCCTTGGCTTTGTTATCGAAGATGCTGTAGGCATGGATGATGTGAACCAGACGGCGAGTACTGATGATTTCCTCAATACCACCATCGTAAAAGGTCTTACGAATGTTGTCAGCCCAATCAACAAGACGTTTACAGAAGTCAACATCAGTCACTCCCAGAGTCTGTGAAATCTTTTCAAGGATTCGTTGTTCAACAGATGGAGCGGGGTATTCTTGCTCAAAGGTAACAGGGAAGCGTTCCAGGAAGGCTTCGTTGAGAACGTTGGTGCCGATGAACCGACCATCATCAGAACCCTTGCCTTTGGTGTTTGCAGTGGCGATGACGTTGAAACCAGGGGCAGGTTTCACGAAACGACCGATCTTTTTCAGGAATACACCCTTACCCTCTAGCACCGACTGAAGGCAGAGAATTTTGTTTGAGGCAAGGTCAATCTCATCGAGGAGCAAAATCGATCCCCGCTCCAGTGCTTCGATGACTGGACCATTATGCCATGCAGTCTCACCATTCACAAGACGAAAACCACCAATCAGATCATCCTCATCAGTCTCAATCGTGATATTGACACGAATCAACTCACGACCAAGTTGAGCACATGCTTGCTCCACCGAGAACGTTTTACCGTTACCCGAAAGACCCGTAATGAACGTTGGGTAAAAAAGACGGGACTGAATAATTTTTTTAATATCGTTAAAGTTACCAAACTTGACGAAGGTATCATCTTTGTCAGGGATAAGATTTTGTTCAATTTGAGGGAGGACAGAAGGAGCATTAAAGGAACGTTCAATCTGTTTGACGTTTTCTTGAGTCACTTCCAGATTCCAACGACCACGATCAGTTTTAAAGTTTTCAAGGCGACGAGTCACAGTAGGATAGGACAAGTCTTTCATTGCACAATAGGCACGAACATCGGCAGAAGTAATCTCGGTGCCATACATGGACTTAAGATCTTCAATCATCTGCGTGTCAGTCATAATAATTTTCCGAGGCATTGGGACAGGTGTTGAATGTCAACGAAGGTAATATAATCGAAAAAAAGGGGGCTGTAAAGCCCCCAGTAGACAGTTTTGAAAGTGTCCACTCAACGCATGGATGGATTTCTTTCCTGAGCACTCAACGATGGATCACCATATTTATCTTCTGATCTTCTTTCTTGCCTTTGTCGTGTTTGTTGACGATAGACTGGTGACATTTTTTGTCTTTCAAGATCTGCAGCAGTTCCACTTTGTCTGGACATAATACTACGTGCTAATTTGTTACCTTTGTCAGAAAGACTTGGTAATGCTTTTTGCAACTTCAACAAAAGTTTTGTCACGGCAGCCTCATCCAATGCAGCCATCATAACTAAAGCATCCTGATTTGTGTCAACATATCCTTCCGAAATTAAATGTTCCATAACAATATCAAAGTAATCAACTTGTTCACCTCTTACTTTTGTGTTGTACTTTTTACCTTGGAACTCAAATTCTTTTGCACCAGAAGTTCTTGCCTTTTTAAAAGCAACATCAAAGTCACCAGCTACACTACCAGTTCCAACAATTTTAGGACCAACCTTTAAACGATTTCTAACTCTACCATCCGTATCCATCGTGTTGTACTTGTTGACGCTGGATTCGGGACTGGACTTTTTTGCAGGATCTTTTACTAGTGGGGCAGCAGCACCAGCAGCAACAAGTGCAGCAGCAGCACCAGCAATCGCTCTTCTAGCTTTGTTTAAAGCATCTCCAGGAGAAGTCATTGCATTTGCTCTTGGGCGCACACCAGAACCAGGAGCAGCTTGAGCGGAAAGTCTTTGTGTACGGGCATCTCCACCTGCACCAGTTGCTCTAATATCATACCTCATGGTAGATGGTTTTGGAGCAGAAGTTTTACCAGCTGCGGGAAGTGCCCTTGTGGTAGTTGCTGATGTTCCTGGCAGTGCTCTAGTAGAAGGAATTGAAGCGGCAACTGGTTTAGGTAGACCGTATTGCTTTTGCTTTTTACTCATAAATTGTGTCCAAGGATCAGCAGCAGCACCTGTTACTTTTTTGGCTGCAGGAGCGGGTTTTGCTGCAGGCAATGCCTTCTGTGTTACAGCTTTTCCAATTTCTTTTTTAAATTGCATTGCTGCATACTTACCAGGAAGTTCTGGTTGTGCTGCTGGTCTTGCAGCTCTTGCAGCTCTAATTGATGTTGATGCAGCAGCACCTTTGACAACACTTTCAGGTTTTTTACCAAGTGCTGTTCCCGCTTTCAGTCCTGCCTTTAATCTACCACCAGAACTTAAAGCATTAATAACTGCTCGTAAAGCAGCTGCTTTATTTTCTCCAAGGAAATCTAATGACTCATTTAAATTTTCTACTTTATAATATTCTAAAAGAGCAACTACAAACTCTTCAATAAGATCTTCGTTAATTAAATATTCTGCAAACTCTTCACACTCTTCAATCGTATCAAAACGATCCTCAACAATACACAAATTTAAAACTGAACTGTATAAGTCCTCTGTTAGATTATCTTCAGAGTTATACACACTGTAATATGCTTCTACGAGATTCATTTCTACATTAAGACTTTTTTTTATTTATAAAAAAAGAGGGGACTAGCCCCTCAAGCAATCAGATCAATAAACTCATTAAGAACTTTTTTATTGAATTTTTTAGAACTCATATATTTTTTGAATGCGTTACGAATTTCAGTATTAGATGCATTGTCACTCACAACAAATGAAGTATCTGAAGAGAGTGAATTTGAAGAAAGTCCAAAGTAAGTATGATAACCTTCAGTGTGAATGGAAAAACTTCTCTGTTTCTTCCAACTATTTTGAACTTTAGTCATTGCAGTTTGGTCATTATTAAGATAACGACGCATAAAAGTATTAGCTTCACCAGAACCAAGAACTCGCATACCAATAAAATTTACATCAGGATAGCGATTACGAAGATATCGAAGAAGAATATCAGTAAAGCTAGTGTGAACATCGATGTTTGGATTTGCTGCATACACATGCCCAGTTTTTCGATCTCGAAGAAAACACTTTTTAGGATTGAATGTACGAACCCCAACATACTCATTGAACTCAGTGCGACTAATGTTAACACAATAGTTTAAGGGACATGCTTCACCATCAGTGAGCACAAGAGTGTGAACTTTTTGAAGATTATTTTCTTTTTGAAACTGAGGAATCAGTTGATTCAAAACAATCAAAGATTCATTCAAAGGAGTTCCAGACAAGCACAGACGACCTGGAACGCCATAAGTATTGTGCCAATAACGATTTTGAAGTTGACGAACAATACGATAAATTGAAAGCATTTGTTCATTCAATTCAACATTCTTGATCTTGCTGGTGAACAAATTCATCAGAGCAAAGTCAGGCTGAACATAAAGATGCCCTTGAATTTTTTTATGATGAGGGGTCGGAACATCAGATCGATGATGCTCATTGTAAGTTACACAACGCCACTCGTTTGTGAAAGCATAAACTTCAAAAGGAATAGAAACTTTCTTACAGAACCAAATCAAGTTATAAAGTTGCTTGATAGTATCGGTAAGAACTTTATCCATAGAACCAGACCAGTCAAGAATAAAAATCAGACCATGACTCTTGCCGTCAGCAAGAGTTGTAACTTTTTTAAACAGATCTTCGTTGTACTTATAAGTATGCAGTTTAGAACAATCAAGAACTCCAGTACGAGCAGTAGAAGCACGAGCATAACTATCTGCTGCTTTCCGACACTCAAACTCTTTCACAAGATAGTTGACTTCTTTCTGAGCAGATTGTTTGAATTCTGCATACTCCCTATCAACATGAACAAAAGGATTGTAATCATTGCCACTATGCCTCTCATTATGTTCCCTTTCTATTTGCCAATATTTTTGAATTACATCATGAATCTCAAAGTTAGGTGCAATCACAGTATTAAGATCTAGAGTCGGAAGTTCCGTGTAGACATTTTCATCCACCCAATTATCCTTACTAGAAAGTTCTTCAATGGCATCACGAAGACGTTGATCGGTTTTAACCTCATTGTTGTCATGTTGACCACCAATATTATCTTTTGTAATTTCTTTTTCTTGACAGTTATCTACATGCTTAGGTTGATCATCAACACCAGAATCGGATTCAACTTTTTCAATCGATTCAGATTCCGACTGTTCCATATCAACAGAACTTTCTGACTGTTGAGGTTGGTTTTCTAGGAAAATGGAAATGCTTTCACTTTCAGTTTTGGTTTCCTGAGAGAGCTTGTGCATTTCTTCTGCTGCAATCAAAACATCAGCAAAAGATTCACAGTTTTCAATAAGAGTCAGCAATTGTTTTTCAGCATCACTAAAGTTGACACTAATGAAATTTCCAATTTTATAGTAAAGGTTTACACGATCTGCAAGAGAGTAAGTATTATGATCTTCATCGCCAATTGAAAAGAAATCATCTTGATTCAGTTCTTTGTAACCATTGAACATGGTTTTAGCCAAACCAGCATAACGACGCTTCATCAATTTTTCGATGCGAGCATCTTCAACAATATTGACATACGACTGAGGAACTTTCACAACAGTCGTCCAATCTTCATCGGGGGTATAAAGTGCATGTCCCACTTCATGCGCCACCAGCATGTCGTATACGGCGTTAGAAGCCCTTTCCCAAAGTGGAAGGGTCAGAACACGGGTGTGTACATTAAAACACGCTGTAGAAACCTTCTTGTGCTCTACAATGAGGTCTTCGGTAGCAAGCAGGCGGGCAAGCTGACCTTTGATTTCGTAGTTAACAGCCATGTGAATTTGTTTGAACTGAGCCTATGATACGAAAAAAGCTCACCCTTCGGTGAGCCCTTGTGACAGTTATTCAACCGTCCTATTAGGTTTTTAGCTCGTGCCTTTGCTTGACGCATAGCTTGAGGTTTGAGATGGCGTTTCTGTTCCTTCTTGGAGTGGTGTTGCCAGTTTGGGATCTTCATTGTCCTGAATGGTTTGATTGATTATCCTATCATACCATAACGTATTGTCAATCTCGTTGTCTCCAATCGTCTGGTTTGTCTCTGTCATCGGTAAAAAAATCTACGATTTCGTCTACACTGTTAAATCTACTGACACCAAATCTCTCATTTCCTGTACCGCCAATATCAAGTTGATTCAAAAAATCATCCATATCTCCCTCCTGCATGTCGGGATTCTCGGCAGTTCTTCTTGCTTGTCTAAGCATTGTGCCAGCAGTTCTATTTACTTTGGCTAATTTTTCTGCCCATATCATATCTTCTAAACTAACTTTTTCTCCATTTACAATACATTGACATATCGATTCCAATCTCAGACGATACTGGGTTGATAGCATAAAACCACTGTCAGTGTTGAATTATTTAGACAATACGACTAAAACCTTTAACTTTATCGAATTTTACAACATTTGAAAACTTGTCATGCAGTTCAGATTTATGAGAGATAACAAAGATGTTAGCATCCTTAATCACATAACGGATAATCTTAAGGAACTCATCGGTGCCGAATCCATCAAGTGAGGAATCAAATACCTCATCCATAATTAAAAGATTGGTATTAACAGAATTTTTAAGTCTGGCAACTTCCCTCCAAGTGAAGAGAAGTGCCAGATCGATTCTCATTTTTTCTCCTTCGCTAAAAGAAGAATACGAAAAATTTTCGTGAATTGGTGATTTAATTTTTTCATTAAACTCTTCATCAAGTGAGAAGTTAATATAAAAATCAAGCATCTGCAAATACTTATTAACCTGCTGGTTAATTAATGGAAGGTAGTGCTTGATAATTTTAGTCTTAACTCCACCGTCTTTCAAAAGAGTATGGATAAATTCGTAATACCCGATAGTCTCCTTATGCTTAGAAAGTTTCTCTTTAATTTGAACGGAAGAACATTTGTAAGACTCTAGCTTGTCATGCTCAATATTTTGATTTTCAAGTTGTTTGGTAGTCTTTTGAATTTCAGATTGTAATTCTCGGATTTGGCGTTCATATCCAGAGATCTTAGTATTGTTCTGAGAAATTTCATGTGTTAAAGAAGTTACCTCCTTAGAAAGAGCAATGAACTGACGCTCTCTATGTTCTTCCTCTTTAATTGCAATCTGCAGGTCTTCATAGCCTGTCTGCAACTCCTTTGCTTTATTTTGAGCGTCTGCTATTCTATCTAGGCGAAATTTTTCGTCAATACCTTGAGTGCAAGTAGGGCATACCGTATTCTCAGTAAAAAACTTATGTTCTTTAGTAATGTTTGCTACCTTTTGCGATAGCTTACCTTTAAGATTTCCTAACTTACGAAGTTTCTCAGAAGGATTAGAAAAGTTTTCTAGTACATCATTCTTATCATCTAAATTTTTTTGAACTTCTTCATTAGTGCTAATTGTAGACTCAATCTGTGTTGTAAGATCATCAATCTTTTGGTTCTTATCGTCAATCTCTTTTTGACCAAGTTCTTGCAGTTGATTAATAAATGATTCCTGCATTTTAATTTTATCTTGAAAAGAATCTTCCTTCAAATCTAAAACTTTAATTTGATCTTTTGTATCTTTAATTTTTGTTTTAATGACATCATTCATTGAAGAAAAGATTTTGATATCAAGAAGATCTTCAATAACTTCTCTACGACTTGCAGCAGTCAGCTGCATGAAAGGAACAAAACTACTAGAACCCAAAACAACGATCTGAGTAAATGACTTATAGTTCAGTTTAAGAATATTGTTTTCTAAATGACATTGATCATCTTTAACGTCGGCATTCTGTGGTAGCTTTTCACCATTTTTATAAATTTCAAATAAAGTAGGTTTGATTCCACGAACAACTTTGTACTCGTTGTTCCCACTTGAAAAATAAATTTCAACCACACAGTCTTTGTCATTTTGAGAGTTGACTAACTGAGGTTTATTAATTTTACGAAATGGCTTGTTAAACAAGACAAAAGTTAGAGCATCAAGCACTGTGCTCTTGCCAGCACCATTAATACCAATGATCAGAGTAGTATCACTTTCATGCAGATTAATTTCAGTCCACTGGTTGCCCGTAGATAGAAAGTTCTTCCATTTAATCGTTTTGAACAGAATCATGATAATTGGGTGGAATTAACAAATCGTCAGGAGTAATAATCATATATGTGTAGTCATGCTCTTCACATATGTTAATTGTGTGTTTATCTTCTACTTCTACTACCTCTAACTCAGGATAATCATCTGCTTCTAAAAGACCAACAAATCGTTCGGCATCATCTTCTTCGGAAAATAAATATAAAACTTTTTGTCCTACTTCATTTTCGACTGCGTATAATCCTTGATTTACATTGTCTTTTAGACAAATGACATACATTAATCTACCTCGCAAGCTTCCTTATATATGGATTCTATGTGTTGCATAATTATCTTTTTGTTGAGTGAAATTTCACTGTCTTCAACATACTTATTTAAGATGGAAACTGTGTCTTCAATTTGAGTCAGGTCAACATCATCAACATCATTTACAGTAAAGTTCTCTACAATTTTAACCTCATGGCAGTCAGATGTCAAGAGCCTGTCTATAAACTTGTCATACTTAACTTGACTGGTTTTCTTTTCAACAATCAGTTTAACATACTTTTCTTTACACTTGGTAAAGTTGTAAATCTGATGATTGGTATCAGAGTAATGAATCTTTTGAAATAGTTGAAATGGATTGTCAATTGTTTTTAACTTGAGAGTTTCAGTATCAAAAATATGAAACCCTCTAGAGTCATCACAATCATTCCAATACATTTGATAAGGATTTCCAAGATAAAAAATCTTTCCGTTATTACTACGAGTATGATAGTGACCAGAAAATACTCGTTTAAATTTAGTAAAGATTTCTGGATCTAAACCATCTTCCATTTGAACCATGCCTTTATACATGGAGAAGCCAGTAAGTTGCAGGTGACCCATAGCTACTTTTGCTTTTGATGAATTAATCAATTTCATAGTCAACTCTTGATTCTCCTCATTAATCCAAGGAATGAAGAGTACCTGAAGATCATCAAAAACTACTTCGATAGGATCTCGTATCTTAGTGATGTTGTCATATTTGTTTAACACAACATCGATTGTATTGAAGTTGTTTGTATTTTTATAATATGCTGTGTGATTACCAACAACAGTCCAAACATGTATCTTCTTTTTTTCCAGAATATTGTAATAGTTTTTCTTTGCCCAATCCAAACTCCAGAGATCGATTACTTTACGATTATCAAAGGTATCACCAAGATCAATAACCGTAGAGATGCCTTCGTCTTCTAAAGTTGGAAAGAAGACCTCATCATAAAATTTTTGAAAGTAATCATGATAGATCTTACTTCCTTTTTTTACACCGAAGTGTTGATCAGTAATGATAGCAATTTTCATCAGTTGTGAATCATCCTGTAGTGAATTGCATTTTTGATTCCATTGTACTCAGAATCAGATCCATCCAGAATGTTACCATCAGAAACGAAGACTTCATCAAAGTTAGACTGTTCAAGAATTTTACTCTTAATGTCAAGTTGTTTTTTCTCCTTTTGAATACGGCGAAGAAAGGCATAGTAAATAATTTGTGTAAAGTAGGCAAAAGGATTTCCACGATTAATATCGAAGTTGTCAATATATTGTACACAATTTTCTACGCCATCGCAAATCATATCCTCACGGAACATGTAGTTGACAAAATTTGGTTTGTATGATAAGTGTGTGGCAATCTTTAAAAAACATTCACCAATGTATCGTGGAATACATGGTCTTGGATTTCCTGCTTCCTTTGCCTGGTTTACCATGTAACGGTAATCGCTTAAAGCTTGGAGAAACTCCTTATTATTCACGTAATGATCTGATCTGGATCTTCCCTTGGACATGGTTTACCTCTTATATGTTGCCATTTTAGCATACTCAGAAGATATTTGCAAGAGGTACTTGACAAGACTACTGAAAACTGCTATAATAACTCTGTCAGGGTTGATAAAAATATATCTATTAATTATTAGAAGATTTATAGAGTTTTTCTAAGTCTTTTCTGAAGTCCTCTATAGTAGATATGTAACCCATTTTTCTATCAGGTTTTATTTTATTAGAACCTATAGAAACTTCTTTAACATATTCATTATAAATTTTTATTATTTTATTACTTGTAACTTCAGTTATTGTTATTACTTTATCCATATCAATAAAGTATAAACTATCATTATCATACTTAATCCAGGGTTCTACTTTGATGATAGTTCCCATGGGTGTTTCTTGTTCCTTCATAGTAATTGGATGATCTAAAGCTAATATAATTCTATCTTTCTCTGGACATGCGGATACCATTGACATGATTTCTTCACCAGAAATTAATTTGATTACAGCTAAGAATTCATCTTCCATTTGTTCTCATGTTAATAGGTACAATTTCATAATTAAATGATTCTTCATTGTAAATTTTAATTCTATCCATAAGATGATTTAAAGTGTAATTTTTGATAGTCTTTGTTGAGATGTCATCAGAGATATCATATAATACAGCTTTGTTTTTATCAGTACTTTTTCTTAATACTCTTCCTATTGATTGTAAATTACGAATCCTAGATTTAGATGGAGATGCAAATATTACGTTGTGTAATTTTTTAATGTTAATGCCTGTACTAAAAGTTCCATAGGATGCTACAATTATAGCATTGCTTTCTTGCTCAGTAATCTTACGAACCTCCTCACGTTCATCGACATCAACACCACCATGAACAAAAAACACTTTTCTATTCTGTGTACTACTATTTATGATGTCGAAAATTACCTTTCCATGAGTCTCTACTCTACTATAAAGAATCAATGTATTTCCTTTAAGATCTAAAGATAAATTTTTAATAAAATTGTTTCTTTTATCATGACCAATTAAATATTGTATTTCTTCCTCATATGTGTTAAACTTGTGTGAATCGTGTTTGAGTAAAAGAATTTTAATGTCTAGTTTTGATACGTGCCCTTTATCAATAAGTTCTTTTGTTTTTGTTACATTGTATGATGGTCCAAACAATCCTTCAAGAATCCACTTATGAGTTTGAGTTCCATCTAGAGTGCCAGTAAATCCAAAACGATACTTACAATCAAGCAATTTTGTCATAATATCAACTAGAGACTTTGATTTAAACAAGTGTGCCTCATCTCCAACTACAACATCAAAATCAGAATACCAATTTTTCTCTAACTTGTAGATAGATTGCCAAGTTGTTATTGTTACGGGAGATTTATTGGTCTTTTCCTTACCTGAGTAAATTCTATGGCAGAAGTGTTCAGCATCCCAACCATAATCTTGAAAGTCCTTGAACATTTGTTCAACCAAAGATGTGGTAGGAACTACGATTAAAATTTTAAATCCTCTTTCAACATAGTATCTTACAACGCTATAAATCATCAAAGATTTTCCAGATGCCGTTGGTGAAATCAATAACTTACGATTATATTTTAAGGCACTATACACACCATCAATTTGATAATCTCTTGGTGTATGTTTTGAGATCTTCTTCATATAATCAGCAACACCTTCCAATGAAATCATGTCATTGACTTCAAATGGAACGCCATAAAATTTACTATCACGAAACTGATAGGTATAATTATGTTGATCGCAGAATGCAATTACCTTGTCAAGAAGACCAACATAAATTTCTCCAGTATGTGTTGAGAATAGACGAATTTTTCCATCCCAATATCTTTTACGATACTGTGGCATGAACTTGGCATTATGCACTTCAAATGTAAATCTATCTGATAACTCTTGAAAAACGTGTGGTTCAGATTCAATACGCAGAAATACTTCGTTCTTTTTTGAAATGATTAAATGACTCATTAACTAAATCCAGCAGTAAATTTTTGAAATTCAATAGCGTTTTTGATTTGATATGTACGGTTTAGAATTGTTTTCAAAATTTCTTCAAGATAATCCATCATTGTTTCATAATATTCACACTTCATTCTAAGATCGTTTAATTTTTGATCAGCCTCCATGTATTTTGTCATTGTTTCTTTGTCACGAATTTTAAAAGCAAAGGGCTCTTCTACATAAACTTTTTGCTCTGCCTTTCCGCTATAAAATTCATAACGAACTTTTTTCGCTACACTTAAATCGTAAGAACTTTTTTTATGTAGGAGTTTTAAATTGTTGTAAACTTTAAAATATTTTGCGTGTAATCCTGGAATTTTTAAAGATTCTAAATGCAAGTTATCAGGATCAATTTGTGAATCTTGATCCCACATAGTTTGAATTTCATCAAGGGTCATAAAACAGTGCCATTAAGCGATTGTATTTGGTATATGGTATATTTAAAATTAACCACACCTGTAAAGTATGTATAATCTCTTTGAGTGGCGTCAAAATCCAAAGTGTTTAGGCTGGTTGGAAATAAATCTTTAAATTTAATTCTTAAAATGGGATTATAATTGCTATTTAAAACTTCAAGTGATGCGTCTGAATATAAATTGACAAGTTGCGAATTTGCTAAGTTATCAAATTGGTTAATATTTTCAGGATAGCCTAAACCCAATAACCAATTATAAATTGCAGTATAATTTTCCATATTTTCATCAACCAAAAATTCAAGACGAAGATCCTCGTATTCCAACTTATCACCTGGAATTGGAATCTCTTTAAATGGTGTTGGTTGAATAGCAACTCCTAAAGCAATACCTGGAATGTTTGCTTTGTTGCTGAAAAAACTTACCTTTGGATATTTACTTAAAGTAAATCGAAATCCAACAGGTGATAAAAAATTTCTATTATCAATTTGGTTTGATGTGAAAGACATTTTTATTTGTATTTAGATAAAAAAAGACCCCCTTGCGGGGGTCTGAGTGAATCGGAGAGAGACTCACATAAGGTTGGTAACCTGTACTCTTCTGTAGTAACGGTTGGCGTTAACACGGAGAGCGCCTTCACCCTGATTAGTACCCTCAGCGAATGGGTTTGCAACCATTCCATAACGGGTCTTGAAGCCAATCTTGGGCTGGAAGGTGTCCTGACCAACGGCACGAACCATTTGGAGAGGAACGTATGGGCAATAGAAGAGACCAGCATCATAAGGATTCTGACCCTTATAGCCGATAACGTAGTACTGCTGAGCAGAAACGTTAGCCGAATATGGATCAATGTATACCTTATACTTACCGTTGATAACACCAGCGAAGGTGTTACCAGTGTCATCAACATTAAGACCTACGTTGAGGGCAGGGGTGTAATCGAGTACACCAGCCATGGTTAGAGCGGAAGCAACATCTGCAGAGCAGATGATGGTGTTGCCCTTTCCTCTACGAGTTCTTTGAGCGATTGCGTTTGCATCACGCTCTAGCTGGAAGAGAAGACCCTTGAACTTCTCAACTGACCAACGACCATTGGAGTCGGTGTCAAGGTCGAAGAAACCAGCGGTAGCAACGTTAGTTTGAGCACCAGCTTCAGCGATCTTGTAGATGGTTCTAACAACTTCTCTGTTGATTTCAGCGAGGATTTCAGTTGAGAGGATGTTAGCAAGCTCAGCTTCTGCATCAAGACCATGAATAGCCTTGAGGTCTTGTGCAAGCTCTAAGCTGTACTCAGCCTTGAGTGCTCTTGACTTTGCTGAAACGGTAACTTTCTCGATGCTGAATGCCATTTCATTGAAGGCATTAGCAGCAGCATCACCGAGAGATTCAGAGTTGCCAGTGGACATACCACCACCAACGTTGTAGTCGGTTGAACCAATACCAGCAACTACGCCGATGTCGTTAAGGATTGCAGGGTTGGAACCACGCTGAGTGGTTGTACCAATACCAGCATTCGCATCAGCGAAACCAGCAGTAAGGTTGCGGCTGCTGTTCTGACCCGAGAAAGCAGTATCAGCTTCGTTGAAGAATCCTTCGGCGCCAGACTGGTTGGTATAACGGGTTCTCATCGCAAAGATAAGACCAGTTGGGCCAGTCATAGGCTGAACGCCGCAGATATCATAAGCGATAAGCTGAGGCATTGAACGGCGGATGAGGCTGATTAGAACGGGATCGAAACCAGCAACAGGACCTGTAGCAGTAGAGCTAGCTGAGAAGCCACCAGTACCAGCAGAGTTGGTTGGTGATGCTTCTGAGAGGAATCCTCTTTCTTGCTTGAGGAATTGCTCTTGGTTTTCTAGCAAGATAGCGGTAACATTTCTTCTGTATGAATCCTTGATAGAATCAAGACCTTCACAATTTAGAAGAGGTGACCACTTTTCTTGCAAATGTTGTGCATTGTACATTTGCGTTTTTCTCCTGTCTTGGAAAAGTGTTATTTTACTATGATCTTAAAATCACTTAGAAAATCTTGAAATTGCCTTCAGATATGCATCCATTGATTCGGAAACAAATTCCGATTCGGTGCCAAGCATTTCATCTTCTCTTTCTGGAGTAACTGGATTTCTTGGGAAGTATGACTCCCTTAGTGCTTCCAGCTTCTCACGATAGTCATCCTCACTTACGAACTCAACACTTTCAGCAAGACTTGCGAGTTTGCTCTTCTGGGTCTCAGCGAGACCTCTTGAGACATCATAGAGAATTCCATCTGATACGGATTCGCTAAGTCTTTGGTTTAACTGAATATTTCTTTCGATTTGCTCGTTGAGTCTTGATTCCATGTCATCAAGTTTTGAGACCATGCTCTCAAGAACATCATATTTATCTTCAGGGATTGATACATAATGATTTTCAAAAAGCCCCTTGAGGCTAGTCATGAATGATTCGGCTAGTTGAGACTTAATGCCAGTTTCAACTTGAAGAGCATTCTCTTCAAGCCACTCACCAGCAACATACTCAAGGTATGAATCAACTCTTTCAGTAAGTTGTGCTTCAATAGCAGCAACATTTTCTTCAAGAGCAGCTTCATAACGACCTTGAATAATTTCAGCAGCTTCAGCTACTTTTGTTCTAAGTGCAGACTCAAATACAAGAGCTGCTCTTTCTTTAAACTCTTCGGAGAGATCTTCGTCACCAAATAATGCTTGAATATCTTCTTCTACGTTAAACTCAAGCTCTTCTTCTTCAGCTGCCTCTTCCTCGACTTCGCCCTCCTCTTCAACTTCTTCAACTTCTTCCTCTTCAACCTCTTCATTCCTTACCACCTTTTTTTTGCCCTTAGGTGCAGGTGCGTCCGTGCATCCGCTTTCTTCAGTTTGTAGAAGCTCTTCATCTTCATCATACTCAGCTTCTTCAGCTCTAGCGGCTCTAGCATTAACTACATCTCTAACGGTTTTGACGTTACCAGTAGCTAGCTTAGATGAATCGTCGGTTGAACGATAGTTGTGTACAGTAGGACCGCCAAGGTCAGTAATTGACTGACCAGGAACGCCAGCTACAAAAGCGGCGTTTGAAGGCATTGCCTCTGCAGGTGCTGCGTTAGCATTAACTGCAGTTTTTGATTGCTTAGCGTTCGTAGTTTCCATTTCTTGTAAATTACCAGCAGACATTTTTCTCTCCGAATAAATATGTATCTTTATTCTAATATTTATTTATAATTATAGATTCTTTAAATAATGATCAAAGAGTCTAAGAATGCGATCTTCACGCACATGTTTATCAACAGTTGGAGTAAGCGAGTTCAATGCGGTCATAGTTTTTTCCGCAAGAATTCCATTATTCCACACCCATTCCTTACCCTCCATGATGCCTTGAACAAAAGCATCAGGTGCGGAAGGATCTGCTACAATATCAGCAGCAGTTGAAAGCATGAAGTCATCGCCAACATATTTGATGCCATTACGCTCAACAAGAGATCCAACTCCTCTTGAAGAGACCCCGAGTTTTACACCCTCACCAAGAAGAGACTTGGCGATGTTACCCATTGGAGTATCAAGAATTTTTGCTTTTCCTACGAAGTTATTTCCTTCTGCTTTAAGGCTAGTGATCATGTGTGAAGCACGATCAAGATTTACAGTTGGTCCATCTGGATGACCAAGCTCTCCAAGTGCTCTGCCCTGTTCGATATACTTTTGGGTATACTTACCAACCTCTCTTTCAAGAATGGGGAATGGATAGCAACGACCGTTACGATTAGTAATTTCTGCTTGTAGAAAAGGCCCAGTAATATACAGGCTCGTTTTTCCGTTTTTTTCTTCAGTAATTACCTGAATGTTTTCGATTTGCTCTGTAATTAGTTTCATTGTTTTACTGGGTAAATCCTACTTTTACAACTTGAACCGTACCACCTAAAACATGAACTAAATCGCTACCTGTCTTTTCGATAACTTCGGAAGTGTTGTTTAACATTGTAATAGAACCAATTCCAGAATATGCGGAATCTCTTAGTACAACTACAACAGAACCACCAGAAGCATTAACAACTCTAACAAGAGTTGCACTTCCAACAGTAGTGCTATTACCAATACCTGCGGCTAAATTAGCTTCATTTCCTTTTACTTTTAACCTATACATCTTGATCCTCGGGGACTTCTACAGTTGGGTCAAACATTTGAGCACCAATAATGGGTCTCAACTCATCAACCATCTCTACACTTTTGGTGTAAAGCATTTGCTTAATAACATCAGATAGTTCATTTGGAGACGCATCTTGCATCACCATGCCAATAAATTCAGACGAATCCATAAAATTACTTACAAAATCTTATATTATTTATAGTTTATTAATCTTATTAGTTTTTACTTTGTCCGCTTCTGGTGCTTTTTTTATTTCTGTTCCCTTATTTTTAATGTCTGGATCAGTTTCATTCTTACCTAATCCAATCTCAAGATCTTTCATATTTTGATTTTGAGTTTTCTTGATTAGTTGTGAACCAACATCCTTGACATAATCCATAGTCATGCCAGTTGAGGGATCAACTTGAGGAGTTGGTGGCGGAATAATTCCTGTTTGACGCTCCATATCCATTTGACTATTAATGTCAAGGATATCATCTTCAGTTTGACGGAGAATTTTGCTTCTTACATAATAAGTCGAATAGTACTTACCAATATAAGGTTCAACTTGTTGTAATAGAGCAACACGCTCTTTCATTAATTCAGTTTCCTTTAACTCAGCAAAGTGATTATCGTAAACATAATCGTATTGAATATGATCACTCATCAATTCCCAATCTTGAGGAGTAATGATATTTTTAAGAATAAGTTGAGTCTTCAACATATCATGGAAGATATTGCTAAATCTCTTACGGAGTCTTCCAACAAATCTTGAGAACATGATCTCATCTCTCAGAATTTCGGAAGATCTACCAAGATTAAATCCACCATCAGCAGCAATTCTAGATTCTGGAATACTTAAAGATCTGTAAAGTTTCTTTTGGAAGTATTCAATATCAGCAAGTTCACCAAGATTCTGACCACCAGGAAGTGTAGTGATTTCTGTACCGCGACCACCTTCACGACGAGGGAGCCAGAAATCTTCCATCATACTGGTAAACTTTTTATCATCACGGATTTCTCCAGTTGATGCATCATATACAAGTTTATTTCTATAACGTGACATTACATCACGAAGATATTGCTCTGCTTTTACTTTAGGAAGATTGCCAACATCAATGTAGAAAATTCTACGTTCTGGAGCACGAGACAATCTATAAATTACTAAACTGTCTTCAATCATGCGGAGTTGATTGAGAGACTTGATTGCTTTATGAAGATATGATAAAATAGTCATCTTGTTACGATCTACAAGACCAGATGTAACAAAGGTAACTGAATCTTTTGCAAGTTTTATGCCCTTACCATATCCACTGGCACCTGTACTATAACCTTGGGATTTTGGCGTATAAACAAAATACTCATCAACTTCTGGATGATCTAACTTTTCTACACCAATTTCTCTTGCCATGGTATTGATGTTTAGAATATCAATAGCACGGTTATCTTTTTTCTTCAGTTCACGAACATATTTGATTTTTAATGAATCAATATAACGAATTTCTTGAATACCATTTTGAGGATTATCAAGATCAATAACCTTATGATAATACACCCTACCATCAATATACCAATTTCTAAAGATCTCATGAGCCTTCTTATCGAAGTCCATAAGTTCTTTAATGTATTTAAATTCACTACGAATTAAAGCCTTAATTTCTTCAGGAACGTTTAGATTTGAAAGTTCAATTTCTACGGGAGAATCATTTAAATCTGAAACAATAGCTTCGCTGACAACATCTTCAATTGCCTTATCTGCCTCTGGATGAAGAGACATTTCACGATATCTTTTGATAAGATCATATTCAGTTTTATATACACCCTCGATATCTACATATTGCCCATAGAACCCAGAAGAAATATAGTAGTCAACCCCGTCCTCATTATTAGGAGGAACGGGGGACACTTGCTTCTTAGGTTTTTTGAGTCCGTCGTCAATAGAGAAACCAAATAGTCCTGCCATTATGTTTTAAGGTAACTTTTACTTATTTATTACTTGACTGCAAGGCTATTATCTCCATTATATGCTTCCCACCACTGAATTTGAAGATCAACTGTAAACTCTTCAATTTGATTGTTTGCATCATATGCAAGAGAGATTGCAGAAACGTTTGTTGGGAATACTCCAAACATGTGATATGAACGAAGTCTGGGAATAGTTTCCGAACTAGTAATTGCAGTTTGAGTTAGTGGTCTACCAAGTTGATGAACCCAAGCATCTTTTTGATATGCAGTAGGATCAACTTGACCCGAGTTATCAGAATGCTTGTTAATATAATTCATCCAACGCTCAAATGTATTTCTGACAGTAAAGTCTTGATCGTTAATAACAGTAATTTGCCAAGGATCAAAGGTTCTGTCACCTGCAATTTGAAGCACACGTCCTCTAAATGGAACGGGAATTGCAGTGATTGTTGATGCTGGAAGTGAGGTAGCTTTAACTAGGAAAGTTAGTTTATCTGCAAGAGCAGTTGCTGTGCTATTGGATGGAATAACCTCCGTTGGCACTGCTAAAGTTACTTCAAACAGATTGGGCCGAGCACCGCCGCCCGTCAACCTTCCTTTAAAGTTATCTAGAAATCTTCCATCACTTCCTGTATTAGGAACTGATTGTAAGTTGTTAGAAGTTACAGCCATTTTAGTAGTTCTCCAGTGTTTTTGTTAAGGTAATTAATTAAACACGACCTGCAATTTCCTCAAAGGAAACTCCAGTTCTTGTAGCAACGAAGGTCAATCCAATAAAGTTAATGCTACGAGCAGGCTTAACAAAAATATCTGCTCTGAACTCATTGCTATCAATAACATCTGGGGTGTTATTTGTCTCATCGCAAATTACTAAGAAGTCAGAAATGCCTCTCTTTGCTTGGACATCACGTAGATATGGCTCAACAATGTTTAAGAAGTTAGATCTTGTGATTGAGTCATTGAATTCAAACAGTTGATCTCTTGCAGCAGCTTCAATGCTTGCTTCAATTGTAATAAACAATCTTCTAACATTGATTCTGTCAAATGCAGATGCTTGTGTAAGTGCAGTCTTATCACCAAATAGAATGATGCCTGAACCTGGGGAGTAGACTACTGGGTTTACTCTTCTAGAATAAAGAAGATCTCTTTGTACTTGAGATGGATTGTATGCAAGTCTTACTGCGTTGTTAATAACACCACGAGTAGAACCCGCAGGTGAGAACCATGAGAAATCATTAATAGATGTTCTGCACATGCAACCTGCAATATCAGCATTTAGTGGTACATATATAAACTTATTATTGAAACGATCAAACATATACTTGTAACCACTATCAAATACTCCATAAGAAGATGAACTTAACCCATCAAAGAAATCAATAATATTATTAGTTTGTGTTGTTGTACTTGTAATGTCTACAACTGCAGATCTGTAAGGAGAAACTACTGCTACGCAATCTTTTCTTTGAGATGCAATTGCAATTAACTCATTAGCTTTTGCTTGAGTTGTAAATTTATCAATATAACTAGCACCCATGAGTAAGAAGTCAATATCATACTCTCTTACGTTTGTGAACAAACGATAAGCTGTTATAACATCTGATAGTTCAGCAGTATATCTTGGAGTTATATAATTAGCAGCACTTTGAGCTTCATATGCATTACCACCTAACAGCTTAGCTGTTTGATTACCAGAAAGATTGAAGCTGACTCCTTGAGTTGGTTGTTGCCAGTTATTACCACCAGTACCACTTAAAGTAGAAGCTACTAATGAGCCCAATTGAGCACCACCATAAACATAGTTAGATGTATTTGCTAAAATTTCTTTATAGTAAATTCTTTCTTGTGGTGAAAGTTGAGCATCAGTTGCCTTAGATAATCCTACCCATTTCTCTAAGATATTACCAGCTGTTCCAGAAACTCTGCCAGTATCATCAATTACAACAATATGAAGTTCATCATTCTTAGATGATCTATTAGCTGCATAAGCACTTGTTCCTGGTTTTGCTGCAATTTGATTCCAGTAAATAGTTCCGTTGGTAGTACCTAAAGTTTGCTCGTTATACCAATCAGTTACTGAATGTGTTGTTGTTTGAATTGAAGATGTTGTACCAATTCCAGTAGCAACTGTAGTGTTACCAATTGAAATTGTTGTGCCAGAAGCAAATGAGAATGCTGAATAAACTGCCGCACTTTCAGTTCCACCAGAACTTACAGTTGATAATACTTTTACAAAAACTGAGCTATTTCCAATTCCTGTAATAACACCTTTTAAATAACCTATGTACGAAGAAGTTGAGCCAATTCCAGCAACAACTGTGTTAACCGATTGAGTTACTGCAGCACCTACAGCTGGAGCATACTGTGTTGTTGAAGTTGGTCTTATAAAAGTTGCAGAAATAGTTGTAGTAGCAATCCCAACGTTTGAAAGTGAGTTGCTTAATGTAATTGAGGAATTTCCGATTGAAGTGACGGTAGTATTTGCTGGGATAAATGATCCAGACAAAATATCTCCAACTTGTAATCCAGTGCTGATACCTACTACTCCCGCAGTAGTGTCAACACCTACGTTATTATCACTTTCAACATCAGTTTCAATAGTTGTAACTCCTACTCCAACATTAACTATGACTGTTTGATTGGTTGTATGAACTCCGCTAATAATTTGATCAGCTAAATTATCAATGGAGCAAACCTTAAGATCATTTGCCCAAGTTCCAGGATTTTTTGCCGCCCAATGCCAGGTGCTTGCAGTTGAATGATTATTAGTGTAATCTTCGTAATTTTTAATTTTTAAAGTTGTTATAGATAAGCCACCACCAACAGCAACGTTTGCATTATTAAGGTTAGTATCATCTGAACGAACTACTCTTAATGTTCCGCCATATGTTAAGTAGTTTGATGCAGAATACCAATATTCATATTGATTGTCTGTGTCAATTGGTTTTCCAAATACTTCTATAAGTTGTTGCTCATTCTCAATTAAGACCGCTTCCTCTACAGGACCTCTTTCAAAAGGTCCAGCAATAGCACCGACTGTTTCGATTGGTGTGCCAGTCCTACCAATGGTTAAGTCAACTTCCCTTATTTTGACGCCAGGTGAAACTAAACCTAAAGCCATCTTGTTTCCTCTAGTAAACTTTCAGATCTATGAAATATTTATAATTTAGTCTTTTTCTAATGGGGAAACTGTGCGTGAACAAATTACCAGTCAGGATATTCCCACCTATCGAATATAGTATGTTGCATTCGACTTACAATGATACGTTGTATTGTACACTCTTTACATTCATAAGAATAAGCTGATGGATATGATCCACGATTTTTACGAGTCAAATAAAAATCAGATAATAAATTTTTAAATTTTTGACAAGTTCTACATTGTCTTTCAACAAACAGAAGATGTTCTAATTCTATCTGTTGGTTTAAATCCATTATCTATAATCCCACATATATGCTCTATCACCATACTCATCTAAATTCCACTTCTCTTCAAACAAATGATTTTTATCCTTTGCGACTAACCACCGATCACCAGTTGATTCTTCTACAATATCTGTGTTGTCTTCCAAACCGTCCAATATAAATCCAAATGGAGCCATATCTTGCTCAATTTGATCTTTTTGTTCCTCATAAATTCTTTTACGAACGTCATTGTCCGTCATCTCCTTAAAGTAGGGTTGAATAACTAACCATGCAAAAATAACAAGGCACATAGCCAGATCATCATTACAACCTTCCTCAGCCTCAAAGGATTGATTTCTTTGAATAAATGTGGTAAGTTCGCTGATGACATCATAATCATTAAAAATTAATTTATCATCCTCAATCATCGTTTTTAAATTTGAGCAACCAACTTTCTTCACTGTCTTACTCATCTTTAAACCAAGTTGAGATTTGGTTCCAGAAAATCCTTGACCTACAATTTGACCAGCTCTACCTCTCATAGCAACCATAAGAAGATTGTCATACTCAAGATCAAATTGTAGGATTGAAGCAACCTGATCACCAACGTCGTTGGTTTCAACCAACACATATGCCTTATTATATGCAGATGCAATTTGTTCAATAATGCTTGGAAACAGCATTGGTTTGATTTCATTATTACGATACTTAGCTACAATTTTGTATGGAAATTCAGTAATATCAAAAACAACAAAAGCGGAATAGTCATGTGACACGCCTCTTGCTACGTCTACCGTTACAATATACGAGTGCTCTTCTTTTGATTCCTCGTAAACATCCAATCCTTTATTTGATTTAAATGGATCCTCATAAACCAATGACTTTAACTTTGCAGCAGAGATAAGAGTGTCAACAGATCCTAAAAATTCACACTCAAACTCTTGAGAGAATTGTTGCTTAGACGTGTTTGCAATAGTCTGTTCCTTCCATTCAGCATCACGACCAGGAACTTCTGACCAGTGAACCTCAGTTGTTACATACTGATTTCTACCACGCTCAGCATCGTGCCAAAGTCGGTAGAAGTGATTCATACCCTTGGGGGTAGAAACAATGATTACCTTTGTAGATGTACCAGATGAAATTGTAGGATATACTGAACTAAAGAAGTCATCAGCAATGTGATTTGGAATGAACGCAAATTCGTCCAAGAAAATAATGTTGAATGACATTCCTCGGACAGCAGAACTGGAAGTAGATGCTGCCATAATCTTGGAACCATTTTCCAAGCTTAAACTTCCTCGGTTCCATGCTATAATACCCTGCTGCATCCACTTAGGAAGATTTTCATAGGCTGTTTGAAGTCTTTCTAAAAGTTCTCTTGCGGTTGATGCTTTGTTTGCTAGAATACCAATATTAACATTATCATTGAACACTGCATAGTGAAGAAGATAAGAAACTACTGTCGTAGACTTACCTGTCTGACGAGGCATTTTGCAAATATTAAATCTACTCCCATGGAAGTTTTTAATTAATTTCTCTTGAAATGGATACAATTCAAAGGGAATTAATCCCTTATCAACGTTTACAATTTGTACATAATTTCTTGCAAAATACACAGGATCTTGCTTACACTTGATAAATTCTTCAATCTGCCCAGCAGTGAATTCAATCGGCGTATTAGCTTTTTTTAGATTAGGATTGCCAAGATAAATGTTATCACTCATATAATTATCTTAATAAATTTTTCTCCACTGATCAGCAATTC